CTCTGTATCTTGTTCTTCGTCGCTGAGTGAGTCAAACCACTTCTCGTACTCATCTTCTTCTTTCCATTCTGGATGCAGCGCGTATGCTTTGTCCCAAAACTCTTTATCTTCTTTGTCTTTCTTAGCTGCTGCGAAGTCAACGACATCTTCTTGCAAGAACCATTCCCAACCTTCACGCAGTCCACGAATCTTGTGATGGCCTTTTGCATACTTGGCTGGACGAATCTGCATCTCGTAAGCATTACCATCTGTTGTACGAACAAATGCGCTTATGCCATCTGAGAGATAGTTGACTTCAACAATATCTTCGACTTCAGGGTGTGCTTTCATATCTTGTACGATCTGGAATAGCTGTGTTGCGCGATCTTCATTTACTGGAAGTTCTTCCGCCTCTTTGCTGTTGAACAGTCGCCACTGTCTGTTAGGATCTGCTTTCATACCAATAGCTAGACCAGCTAGACCACCTGCCGCCGCCGCTGCAATATCTTTGAGTGCAGAGCCTTTACCAAAGCTGCCTGGCTTGTCTTTCAGTAGAACTTTCAGATATGGCAGAACTTCTGCGAGCTTCGCACGTACATGAATGAAGCGATGAAGCTGCGTGATCGTCTGCTTCCTCATTACATCTGTAGACGCGCCCCAATTCACGATAACGCGACGAGCATTACGTAGTCTCGTATCTGTAATGAAAAGGGAACGCTCCAACCTTAGCAGCATTTGCTGCAAGAAACTTCTGTCCACATTGGCTTGACCAAGACCTTTATAGAGCCTGACTATCTTCATCTTGTCGCGTTTATCAAATGCACCAATTTCGTTCTGTGCGATGTACGATAGCACATACAGGTCATTTGCAGAAACACGGAAAAAGTCAAAGTTAGAGAACGCAGCCGCTGCCGATGCATACTGTCTAGCCCATGCCATTGTCTTTGTGTCTAGTGCCAAAGCAATAGTAGAGAGAAGTACAGCATAGTACAAATCCTGCTTCTGTCGTTTCGTATATTTGCTTAGATCGCCTTTGCTACGAAACATTCTGCTTTCGCATAGCGTGTTTATTAGTTGCAAATCCATTTATCGTGGTCGCCTGTTAAAGTTGTTGCGAGAGAATTCAAGTCTGTCAACCAGCTTGACTGCTCCGCCATCGTGTCCAACTGCAACGAAGCCTTCTGGATTCGTTACTTGATATCCGTTGCCAGAACGAACAAATGTTCTAAGTCCGTCTAGTGTATTTAGTTTGTCAACCATAATCAATTTGATGTCGATTAAGTGACTGTGAAGATCGACTAGCTTGTAGATAGCTTCTTTGTTTTCTTCGATCCAGTTTTCTTTGTCGATGATCTTCTGCTTGCGACCTTCAATTGCTTTCTCTGTTGATAGCTTCTCAATTTCTTTAGCAATACGCTCTTTGTAGAACTCAAAGAACGCTGCTGTGAAAGCTTGAGGATCTCTGATATGCTCGCCTTCGCGAACTTTGCTATTCAGAAAAATCTGAATCGTCTTTTTGAACTCTGGATAGTTTACAACTGCATCTAAGTTCTTCTTGCCGATTTCTGCCAAACGCGCCTTTGCTGCAATGATTTCTTTCTTCAATGCTGCATCTTCTTCATCTGTTAGCGAAGCTACACCAGTGTAGTCTTTGTAAGTAGCGTCATCAAACCAAACATCAGGAGACTTTTTCAGACTTGAAATGTCTACGTCGAATGACGATTCTACAGTTTGCAGAGAGTCGCCACCTTCGTATGCTGTGTGAAACACGATTCCAAGCTTTGCGCGTTCAATCGTCTTACCAAGCTTGGAGTCAACTGGTACAGCATATGCGATGGTGTTTGGCTGGAAAACATAGTAGTCCTCGCCATCAATGTTTTCTGTTTTAACATCGCCCTCTGTGAACATTAAGTCGCCTTGCAGAATGCCGCTAATGCCTAACTTTCGCAGGTATTCAAACGCTGCGGTGAGTTTTAAACCTAGTTCTGGTTGGTCTTTGTAATACTTATCGACATCTGCAAGGCTTTTTATGGTTTTTGATGCTTTAGCAAACGCAGACTTCGTACCAACGAAGAACTTACCGTCTGCTGGATCAATGCCAGTGATGATAGCTGGTGAGCCATCCCACTTGACTGTAACTTTGCCGCGCTGGCCGCGACCTCTTGCGAGAGTGTTACGAACACCAGTAGCTACACGAAGCGCCCTTGCTGCGCCATCGTAGCCATGATCTAGTACCAAATCTTCTAGATGGACTAGATGTGTGTTCTTTGCTTCCATTAGAAGCTCGTATGCTCTCATTTTATAAAACTCGTTCTAGCTTATAAATTTTAATTTTGTCTAGTGAATGTAGTCTGCGCCAACCGCCAGCACCAGGTCCACTCAAATGATATTCCTTACCAAATTCACCATCCAATATGTTGATGCTTGATACTTCTCTTTCTTCACCATCAACTGTATCAAATGCTTTGTATCCTGGTTTAATGCTATTATAGCGACCACCAAAATACTTTAGTACCTCAGCATCGTCTGTGGCTTCATATAAGTGGTCAATGGCTTCCATTAATTTTCTCATTTCATTCATAATTAATCCTTCAAAAAGAATCCTGCGTTTGTTGCTGCATTATAAATCATTTCACGCAGAGTACCTTTTTCATTCTGTTTACTGACTGTGATACTTAGTGGCTCCCAGCGTCCATTGGGCTTCCACTGTTTAAATACAGCGCGAGCTACTGGCTGGTCACCTTCCATCACTTTGATCTTCAAAAACTCTTGAAACTCATCACCAGGATTTTCAAGATCAACGATGATCGCATAGTTTCCTTCGCGAAACTTACGCTTGTTTTTGATTTCTCGTTGTATCTCTAGTAGTTTCATTGTGGGTGAAATTGTCCAAACACGCAATGTGCTAGTTCGTGTCCCATTGTGTCCATCTTTTCATCGTCTGCTCTTGTCGGACGAGTAGCATGAATTTCACACCAGTATGGTTTATTGCCAGGGTTTGCAAATACAGCAAAACCAAGCTTCTTTTCTTTTCTGTTGCCACCAAAACGCTCAAAGTATGCTTTGTTCAATGCTTGTTCGTTTTCGTGGAAAATGACTGTGATGTGTAGTGCTTCGCCACTTCGATCAAAGTCTTGTTTGATCTGTCGTGGTTCGCTATCGCAACTTGTGATAAAAAGTGCAGCTAACGCTACGAGTACTACTTTAAATTTTGTCATTTCCGCTATTCTCCTCTTTAGCTTCACGAATTTTGCGAATCTGGCGGATAAAGCGTTGTGGGTCGCCGCCACGAATCGCACTTAGGAAACGTCGAGTAATCTGCTCGGCTTCTTCGTCTGTGTAGTTTTCAGTCAAAACATCAAGGAAATTGACGGCTGATGAGATAATGTGATGGCCTCGGGACTCTAGTACGTGTTCCTTGGTCTTATTTGGCACCGCGCGCTGCAATTCTTCCAGAATAGAACGCGAACTCTGGTGCAATGTTATCTTTTTCTTTTTGTCCACAGTGGATTCCTAAGTAAAATGTTACTTAGTGTATTTATCACCAAATAGGATGAACGCGGGCGTTTTAGATGTTGCGACCTTTGACTAGATCACGTAAAGCTTTGGCTTTGTCTTTTGTACCAGACCCTTTCTTGGCTTTCGCGCCTTCAGTTTCTTCAACATCAGTCACAATACTGGACTGTTTTAGCTGTCCAAGAATGTTCGCTGCTGTAGCCATTGTCGCATTTTCTTCGTCCTCGTCGAGATCCGTTATTCTCAGCGATGCAACGTCGAATTTCAGATCGACTTTACTGCCAACGCCTGCTGACGAACGAGTTTTCATAAACTGAATTTGGTATCTTCCGCTTTCTTTCATGGAAATGGTCGTAAAGATAGCAATTACGTTATCTGCTGTGTTGATCTTAGAGATACCACCTGCGATGTGCGAGTGGCTAAACTCAATCTCGTCATGCGATCCACGATTCAACTGGCTTGCTGTTACGAGTAGAACATCAAGATCAATAGCCAAGTTGCGTAGTTCTTCTGAAACGTACTTGTCTTTTACGAAAAGATCAGATGGCGACACGCGACGATCCATTGGCGCACACAAATCAAGATAGTCAATCAGAATTGCATCGACTTTCTTCTTGCTCTGTGTCTCATACTCTTTGATGTATGCGCGAATGTCGTTTGCTGTGCTTGCATTTGGAAGCTGTTTGATCTGCAACGAGCCTTTCTTGGCTTTCTTCTGGAACGCACGAACTTTCATATCAACATCTTCGATGTTCTTCATAATTTGCTTGGTCGCATATCCTGAAGTCATCGCGTCGATACGCATGGAAGTAAGGTTCTCACTAAGTTCAAGACTGATGTAAACAACATTCAAACCTTCTTCAACCCAATTGAGTGCTTGGTTCTGTAAGAAAAGTGATTTACCAGCACCAGACTGACCAGCCCAAATGGTTAACGTGCCGCGCTCTAGCCCACCATATAGCTTTTTGTCAATAGACTTCCAGCCTGTTGTAACCATCTTGCTGTTATCACGCATCTTTGTGAGTCGATCTGCTGGGTTTTCAAAATAGTCAACACCCAAATCGCGCACGATACCAAGCTCCGCTGCGTTTTTAACACACTCAAGCAACTCTCCGAGCTTACCTTTGTTGATTAGATCAAGTCCATCATACACAGCTTCTTTCGCAGCTTTCTTCTGGCAGAATGATTCAAATTCAGACATGAACCAATCAATGTGTTCATCGTTTATGTCAGTGATTTTCTCTGGAACTGCGCCAGCAATCGCTTTGACTTGCTGTTCTGTTGGCATTGATGCGTGTTCATCTGTGTAGTCCATCATAAACTTGACTACTTCTCTGTTATCTTCGTCCTCAAAGAACGATGGACGCATGATGTTTTTCACGCGAACGAAGATTTCAGGGTCTGTGTATAGAAATTGTAGAAAGAGGTCTTCTACGTCTTTGTTATATTCTTTAATAGCCATAATCTATCCTATCCATTTTTCTTTTTATTCTTATATCCTGGGCATCTGTCTCTCGGCTGTCGATGATACTCTTGATTGTAAGCAAGTCGCCATAGATTTCTGCTGCTTCACCAGCGTCTTTGACTGGTTTGCCGTGGTCATTGCGACCCCAATTCGGAAATGCGACTGCCCATTTGTTCTTGATTGCTATATTAACCAAGTCGTCGCCATCTTTATCACGATCTGGACACAGTATCTTCTGCCCTGGCAAGCTATTTATGATTGCAGCTTGGTCCTCGTTGATATTATTGTGCAGAGTTGCTATACCATCTGTCACAAGTGCATCAAATATGCCTTCTGTGATGATAATATACTTACGTTCAAAGTCTTGTTGGTGGTCTACACCATAAATGAACGACAGAGGCATCTCTTGCATGTACTTTGGTGTCGTTTTTGGTGGATTGTGCGCTGCGATACGACCAGTGAAGCCAACAATCTTATCTTTATAGTAGTATGGGACTACAATGCGACGATTATACTTACGTTCACGCAAATCTCTGCATGGTGTCCAGTACATTTTGTCAATATCAAGTATGCCACGCTCCTCTGCGTACTCCACGATTCGTAAAAAGTTGCGATCTTGGCAATTTTGGTCGAGCCAGTAGCGAATTGGGTGACAATCCTTGAGAAATTCGATCTCTTTCCACTTTGCAGTCACCGATCCTTTGAGTCGGAAGTCATTTACGCGCTGATTTGTCGCTTCGCGGAACGCTTCAAACTTTAGACGCTTAACATCCTCTTCTGGAACGCCTATTGTTTGAAGAAATTGCATCATTTTGTCGCCCAACTGCGAATTTGGATGCCAGCCTGTGCTGAATCCGCAGTTGAAACAGTTAACATTCATGCCGCCGTCTTGTGTAAAGAGAATTCCAAAGCGTTCGCGCTTATCTGGCGCGTGTCCTCTGTGATGGCACATCATACAGTTCCGCTTTTGCCACCCGCTGGGTGTGCCTTTAAGCGAACCGATGTTTTGCATGATTGCGTCTGTGATTGCTTCCCGAACTTCCATTCAGATATTATAGCATATCTCGCAAATTAACGCAATAGCACTTTATCAATCGTTCCGTAATCTTCTAGATTAGTGTCTGGGCGATAAATGAACTTCATCCACATGAAATTGGCTTCAAATGAATGTGAAGTTAGTCCTGTATAGTTATCGAACTCTATAATCTGTGTTCCTGTCGTAATATCCACAGGGAAATAGTTAGCTAGATCAGCAGGTGGCTGCAAATCTAGTGATGCACGAAGTTCTAGCGTACCAGTGAACCCTGTTGTCTTAACAGAGAAGGAATGTACTGCGTTAAGATGATTTTTGATTCGTGCGCCAGCGATTGCAGAACTCGCATATGTCTTTGTACTTGGTAACCCTGGATCACTTACGATTGTCCAGTTTTCAGGGAGCAATTCCACTGATGGTATTGGAGTTACGTCTGCTGAATCTACAACTTCTACAGTCGCCACTATATCGCCAGCATTATCAAGGAAAAATGGTGTGTTGACGTTGCCACTTTCGTTATTCCCTGGCACTAGTGCTT